AGCGGTATCAGAGGCACTTCCAGAACTATCAATTGTTCCAATGCTTGTTGCACTTGCATCATTTGAGAATGCAGTTCCAGCTTTCCAGCACCAAGCTACATAATTATTTGAACTAGCATTTGCACAATTACCAGCTTCTACTGTAAATCCATCACTACCAACTGCTGAAACATATCCTAGAGTGCTACCATCAAATGCTGGATCAGCATCAGTACCATTTGTTGATTGTATTCCAGTTGTATCAAATCCTCTTACAGAATCTTGTAAGCCATGACTATTAGTAGTACCTCTATTTTTGAACCAAACAAAATCAGGCTGCATATCAGTATCGCCATCTAAAGTAACAGCTAATTGAGAGCCTGTTCCAGTATATAACTTAGCTTGAAAATATGCTTCTGGATCGTCTATTGCTGTATAAACTGCCATTTAACCTCCATATGCTCCTA